CGGGACTGCGGGTGCTGTCACCACGCCCTGGAGCGGGTCCAGCAGCGGCATGAGCGCGGGCAGCAGTTTGGGGTCCACCGAGACCCTGTCCTTGGCCCACTGCTCCCAGCCGGTGATGGTGTTGAGGTCGTAGCCGGTGTCGCCCAGGTTCAGGAACTCCCTGTAAGCGTCGGCGGTGATGACGCCCCGATCGAAGGCGTTGGTCGCCGCCGCCGACAAGTCGGGGTCGGCGGTCAGGGCCGAGGCGTCGTGCCAGATGACGTACAGCGTCGGGTCGATGCCCTCGCGCTCCAGCATCGGGGCCAGCACCTGATCGGTCAGCGCGGCGCACACCACCTCCACCGGCGGGATGATGTGCAGCTTCACGTCCTCCTCGCCGATGCTCCAGGCGGTCCAGTGGTTGGAGTTCTTACCGAGACCCAGCAGGCGCTCGGGCGACACGTCCAGGCTCATCGCCAGCCGGGCGATGGCGTCGTTGCGGGTCTTGATGGCGATGTCGGTCACCGAGTTGTCGAACTTGAGGTGAGACACGTTCTTGACCTGCTCGCCGGGAACGCCCGCGAACATCGGGATCAGCGCCGCCATCGAGTCCTCGTCGTCGTAGGCGGTCTGGGCAACCTGGAACAGCAGCTCTTGAAGCTGCTGCACGGCAGGTGTTCCGGTCAGGCTTGGGCTGAACCCGCTCTCGGTCAACGGGGAGTTGGCGGCGGGAAGGCTCATCTCGTGCGGGACGAACACCACACCGTTGCCGATCAGGCGCGACTTGCTGGCGTTGCTGATGGTCTTGGTGGTGCGCACGATCTCGTGAAGCGAATCCATCGACGCGCGCACCGGGCTGTCGGCGTCGTGCGCCCGGCGCGGGTGCGGGTTCCATACGCGGAACATCGTGTCGCTGCCCGGCGAGATGTCGTGCTTGGTGCCGTCGGGGAGCGTGACGGTCACCGCGTTGCCGCTGCTGCGCCTAATCTCGTCGCGGCTCAGCACCACCCACACGTCGCGCTCGCCGTCGTTGATGATCGCCACCCACATCTCGCCGGGGACGGTCAGACACTCCACCGCGCGCTTGATGAGTTGGCCCTGGCCGAGCGCGCCGCCCGCAATGGCGTTCACGATGGCGCTGACCCGGTCGTTGTCGCACTCGCCGGTCGGCATCCCGTCCTCGCCCAGCGCCGAGGCGACCATTCGCACCCGTGAGCAGGAATTAGACCGCCACGCGACGTAGTACCGGAGTTCGCCGACGGCGTCGAGCATGTCCCACGCCGCGTCCTGCCAGTCGCTGCGAGCATCAGACATCGTGGAGCGAAACGATGCTGACGCTTCCTCGACCGGCTGGCTCGCAGCAGTGAGCGCCGCCGTTAGTGCCCGGCGCGGTGCTGACTTCGACCGTCGAACCACGCGCACATGAGGAGCAGCCACGGGCTTACGTTATCGGTTGCCGGTGCTTAATCGACTTCAATGGTCTCGATGTCGATGTCCTCGTCGGATGCCAACGGGGCCAGCAGGCCCACGATGTGCGAGCACGCAAGCCCCACGGGGATCAACGCCCACCACGGCCACGCGAGAATCGCGATCACCGGAATGGCGAGCAGGAGTGACAACCACAGCCCCACGCACCACGGGCATCCGAGGAAGTAGCTTGCTGTCGAGTCGGACCCGTATCGACGGGCAACAACTACCCGTAGCGGGTCAAGGATGATGTCCGCGTTGACCAGTCGGGTCAGTCGGGCGACGGTCAGGACATAGATGGCAAGGATCAACATCGTCATGGCGGTCACAATACCGCCCCGGTGATAGCCTGACCGGCGTGGCCGAGGTCGTGTGTAAGGACTGCATCGCCGAGGGCGTCACACGCGCCCGGCCGACGCCGCATGGCGGGCCACGGTCACCGCGCTGCGTCACCCACCACCGAGCCCGCCGCAAGAACCAACGGGACCGCTCACACGCGCGGCGCACCGAGGCGACCTACGGGATCACCACCGAGCAATACTGGTCGCTCTACGACGCGCAAGGCTGTCGGTGCTTCATCTGCCAGCGGGCGACCGGGCATCGAAAGCGCCTCGCCGTCGATCACGAGCACCATCGCGTCGGCTGCGAGCACGCCCCCGAGACCGGGTGCCCGTTGTGCGTGCGAGCTCTGCTGTGCGGGCCGTGCAACCAGCTCATCGGGCGATGGGGCGTCACCGCTCTCACGCGGGCGATCACTGTGCTCACCGACCCGCCTGCGCAGCGCGTTTTACACGGCTGAACTGCGGAGTTGTTAATACCGACTACTGTCGGTATTCTGATTCACATGAGCAACCACACCACTCCACTCACTGTCTGGATCGTCACCGTCATTGACGACGAGAGCCCGATCGTGTCGGTGTACTCGTCCGAGGCCAAGGCTCTCGACGCGGCCGACCGCGCGTACAGCGCCGCCGACGAGGGCGACCAGATTCACGTCGTCGTCAACGAGCAACCCGTTCTCTAACCACCCACAACCACGAAAGAGAGACACCACCATGAAGATCACCTACACGACCAAGCGCGGCGAGCTGGCGCGCGAGTACACCGCCATCGTGGGCGACCTGCGCGTCAGCCTGGAGAAGGTCAACCGGGAGTACCTCGGCTGGTGCATCTACATCGAGCGCATTGCCGCCGATGGCATCACCGAGTACCACAGCTACTCGCAGACGCTCGCCGAGGCCAAGCAGCTCGCCGAGCAGTTCGTCGTGTCCCGCGCGCTGCTGGCGACCGTGACGGTGACCGAGCACGTCGCCGATGTCGTCCGTGTCTACGACAACCACGGCTACCCGTTCCGCGCGGCGTGCGTGTGCGGCTGGCAGTCCAACACCTACGCGGCGGTTCACGCCGCGAAGATCATGGCCGACGATCACGTCGCCCACTAGCTCGGGAGCCCCGCACTTAGCGGCGACTCGGTTGCAAGCACCGAGCGGGGCGCGTTCGACCAAACACCACAACCACGAAAGAGAGACCACCATGAAGTTCAACACCGCGATCAGCGCGCTCATCGACCAGGCCCACGCACGCAGCGTGAGCCACCACATCGCCATCCCCGGCTGGGAGAACCCGCCGACGCGCGACGAGGTGGCGACCGGCCGGGAGAACATCCGTATCGCCGCCATCGTCGGCAACGACCTCGTGAGCGACCTGCTGTACGACATCCGCGACGAGCTCGTGTTCGGCACGTTCGACAACTGCCGCGAGTACGGGATCACCGTCACCGTGGGCGGCTGGACGTTCTCGGTGTACGAGCACCGCAACAGCGACGACATCATCGTCAACGGATGCCCGACCGCCGACGTGCAGCCGTTCGGACCCTACGCCAAAGACGGCGACAAGTACGACGTGCTGTTCAGCACTCGGTGGCGCAACTACGAGGGCGCGTCGGCGGCGTTGGCAGCGGCTATCCAGCGGGTCCGCAACGTGCCCGGCACGGGCCGCGAGAAGCTCAAGCAGGTCATCATCGAGATCGTGCGGGCGAACGCTTAGCCCCACCCACGACGACACCCCGGCCCTTGCGGGCCGGGGTGTTTGCGTTAGCGACTGACGCGACGCCGCAGCCAGTCCGGTGATGCCATCGGCCGCTCACCCAGCGGCGCGGCCATACTGATCTGGCCCGAGCCCAACGCAGCGAGCCGGTCGTGGGCGATGAGAGCCGCAGCTACGCGGTCGGGCTGGTGCTGGCCCTGCTGCCAGTTGGCGGCTTGGTCCTCAAACACGCCGAGCTTGTACTCGACGGTTCGACACCGCTTGGTCTCCAGCGCTTGACGTAGCAGCGCCGAGCGGCCCACCGCGTCGCCCTTGGCTCTCCACTTGAAGATCGTGAACGGCATGTTCGGGTTGAGCGCGCGGGTCTCCACCGGGCTCATCATCGCCCCGGTGCGGTGCTTCTCCACCGCCTCGTCGTGCAGCGAGCGCCAGGCCCGGCGCACCACGGCCTCGTAGGTGGTGGCGCTGGCGAAGGACTCCATCGCAATCTCGCGCGCCCCGATGGTCAACGCCAGGATGACCGCCTGGCGGCTCCACTCCTCGGCGGTCATCTGACCCGACCAGTCCTCGGCCAGCACAACGGTGCCGTCCTGGTCGAGCATGGCCCCGACGATGCCGGTCTCATCCCCCGCGCCGCTGTCGGCGGGGTCGATGCCCACCACCGAGGCGATGGGCATCGACGGCGGGCGCTCCATCCGGGGCTCAAACCAGTCGCGGGCGAACAACCCGCCGGACGGGATGACGGGGCTGCCTTGGTAGAGCGCGTACCAGACCCGCTCGCCGACCTGGCGGCGCGTCTGCTCAAACTCCCGGCGGGTCCGGCCGCGCGCGGACACCATGACCTCGCCGGGCTTACGCCCCAGCGCGTCGGGGATACCCTCCTCGGCGATGGCCGGAATGTTGATGTGACGCCACGAGCGGTCGGCGGGGTCCAGTGCTCGCTCGCCGGTGATGATCTTCCCCGACAGGTCCGAGGGGTGCCATCGTGTCTGGACCAGGATCACCGACGCCTCGGGGCTCAGGCGGGTCATCACCACCGACATCATCCAATCGTCCACCTTGCGGCGGTGGCTGGCGCTGTCAGCCTCCATCATATTTTTGTAGGGGTCGTCAATAATGAAGCAGTCGGCCGGTCGGCCGGTGATTGACGATCCCAGTCCGACGGCGACCATGCCGCCGTTGCCACCCTCGACGCGCCACGCGCTGACCTTGTTGGACTTGCCGGACAGCTTGAGGCCGATCTTGTCCTCGACCACCGCACCGGTCACCGCGTCGGTGACGCCGGTGCCGTGGCGGGTGATGATGTCGCGGCACGCCATCGAGTGGGTCTCGGCCAGAGCGTCGCCGTAGGTCGCCAGGATGATGCGCCGGTTGGGGTTGAGTTGCAGCGCCCGGATCGGCGTCCACACCGAGCACAGGCTCGACTTGCCCTCCTGCGGCGGCATCGTCACCAACAGGTTGCGCCGGGGCGATGCCAGCGTGCGCTCGATGGAGCGGGCAATCAGCGCCAGCGCCGGGGTGATGTTGTAGTCGGGGTCGATGGAGCGGGCGAGCTCGGCGGCGTCGGCGTACCGGCTCTTGATGTCCTTGCGGACGCGCGCGGTCTTGAGGTAGGCCAGCATCGCGGCCTTCTGCTCGGGAGGCCAGGACCGGGCGGTGGCGTAGGCGATAGCCTCGGCCTCGGTGGCTCCCGAGAGCGCGGCGAGCTCGTCAGGACCGGGCGTGGGCAAGGTGTGCCTCACGGATGGCCGAGTGCTCATGGTCGAGCAGCAGGCCGTCGGCGGCGTAGGTGGTGGTGACCGCCTCGCCCTCGCGCACCCCGCGCAGCCTCATGCAGTCATGGCGGGCGGTGATGATGCACGACGCGCCGCTGGGCTGGAGCCGCCCCATGATGGTGTCGACCACCTGGAAGCCGATCTGCTCCTGCACCTGGAGCCGCCGGGCGAAGCCGGTGACCACGCGCGACAGCTTGCTCAGCCCCACCACCCGCTGGCCGGGGCTGGGCCGGTAGGCCACCGTGGCGGTGCCGCTGAACGGCAGCAGGTGGTGGGCGCACATCGACTGGAGCGAGATGCCGGACACGATGACCAGGCCGGGATTCTTAGGTGCGCTAAACGTCACCTCCAGGTGGTCACCGGGGTCCTCGGTGTACCCGCCCAGAATCTCGGCCCACGCCGTCGCGCTGCGCTGCGGTGTTTTGCGCGTGTGGTCGTCCTCGGGGACACCGAACGCACCGAGCAGGTTCTTGACCGCCAGGGCGGCACCGTCCACGTCCATCTAGGTCCCTTTCGTATCGCCCCATGCAAGCACATGCAGGCGCTGCGAGGCGTTGATCCGGTGCTGTGCGGCGGCACCGGCGATCTCGGTCCAGTCGGCCAGCAGCGCCTCGGTCGAGGTGCCCAGCGGCATCACCCACACCTGGCGCAGCGGCCAGCCGATGCCCGCCGCCATCGTGGTCACCTGGCGCACATCCTCGGCGTTGCGCACCACCGCCTTGAGGAACACGTTGGGGTCGCCCTTGGCGAGCGTCGCCCAGGACGGGTGCAGTGCGGGGTCCTGACGGCCCCGGTGCGGCCCGGCGTGGTCGAGCTTGGGCGATACGGCGAAAGCGGTGACGTGCTGGCGCAGATGGGCACCTGGAGCCAGCGTGCCGTTGGTCTCGATGTGGACCGGGCAGCCGTGCCGGACGGCCTCGGCGAGCACGGTCTGGAAGGCGAGGTTCTTCTGGTGCATCAACGGCTCGCCGCCGCTGATGACCAGCGGCAGGTTGGGCAGTAGCCGGGACACGATCTGCTCGGCGGTCATCGGGGTCAGCTCCGCGCGCAGGTCGAATCGGTCGCTGTCCCAGGTGTACGGCGTGTCGCACCACGAGCAGGACAGGTTGCAGCCGCCGGTGCGCAGGAACTGCACGCTGGTCCCCGCGTAAGGACCCTCGCCCTGGATGGTCGGGCCGAACACCTCCGAGACCGGCAGCGTGGCGTCCGGGCCGGGACCGGCCAGGCGTGGGGTCAGCAGGTTGCTGGTCCCGTCGGGCAGCGCGCTCACGAGTCGTACCACGTCGCGGCGTTGCGGTAGCCCTCCATGACATGCACCCGCACCGGGCGCACACCGAGAAGCTCGTATGCCTTGGCGGCGATCAGCGCGGTGATGGCCTCGGTGGTGGGCGGCTCGGCCAGGGCAACGTGGCGCAGCCCGTGCTCGCGCAGGTAGACCAGGAAGTCGTCCTGGTCGTGGACGGCGAACCCGTGGTCGAGCTCGGCGTCGATCCAGTCGCCGAGTGCGGCCTTGACCGCACCGAACTCCAGCGCGCCCGTGTCGTTGGGCAGCTCCACGTCGGCCACCCAGTTGTGGCCGTGGATGTTGCGGCACTTCTCCCCGCCGCCGGTCAGGCCGAGGATGCGGTGTCCCATCGGCCAGCGAAACGTCAGCGTGATCGAGGTCGAGCTCACGGTATGACACCTAGGCTAGAAGCCAGCTCCTTGCGCAAGGTGCCCATGCCCGCGCCTGGGAACGCATCGGTAAAGGGATACCGACACCGCGCGCCTGCCTGCAAGAGTCGGCGGCGATATTCCGAGCCCATAACACCGATGAGGTCTTCATCGCCCAGTTCCGCTAGTTGGCGCGAAAGTGTCGCCGCTGATATACCCGAACGCGGAGCCATCTTGAGATCGTAGGGCTCCACGCGCGTCAAAGGATGCAGCAACCCATGCTTTGCCGACACGATGCGAATATTGTCTACCGGCGATATGGATGATGCCCACCGCCACGTCGCCTGGAAGTAACCGCCGGTGTACAGCTTGAAAGCTGGAGCCGCCGACTGCGACTTGGACTTCCCGCACCCTATAAGAACCTTCATCGCACCTTCTCGACCGCCTCGCGCCAGAACGTCGTGTCGGCGTAAGCGGTGGGGTCATCGACCCCGGCATCGTGGAACGCCTCGGCGCGTTCCACGCACGTCCCGCACCGGCCACAGTGGATGTCGCCGCCCTCGTAGCAGCTCCACGTCAGGTCGTAGGGCGCGAACAGCGCGGCACCCTCACGGGCGATGTCGGTCTTGGTGGTGTGGACGAACGGGGCCACGATGTCCACGCCGCAGCCGAGCACCATTGCCGCCGACAGCGCCGTGATGAACTCCGGGCGGCAATCGGCGTAGACGGCGTGGTCCCCGGCGTGGACGGCGGTGACGACGTGGGCCAGGCCGCGCGAGGAGGCGATACCGGCGGCAGCCGAGAGCATCGTCGCGTTGCGGTTGGGCACCACGGTCTGCGCCATCGACTCGGCGGTGTAGTGGCCGTGCGGGACGCCGAGGCCGGGGCTGGTGAGCGCGCTGGCGACGCTGGCACCAAACGTGCGCAGGTCGAGCTCGGACCACCGGACCCCGTAGTGGGCGGCGACACCGATCGAGGACTGACACTCGCGGATGTGCCGCTGGCCGTAGTCGATGAACAGAGCCTCGACCGCATCCTCGGGACCGGCGACGGCGAGGGTCGCCGCGAGAGCGGTGGTGGAGTCCATGCCACCGGACAGAAGGACGAGCGAGCTCATGGGCGATCTCCGTTCGATGATGTGGTGAGCGAGGCATCAGTGACTCTAGCCAGATCGTAGGACGATGTGGATGCGATGTGGAGATACGGGCCGGGGTCGTCATCGGGCGAGTACCAACGGGGCGCGGGTATACCGGGCCGGTGTAGCCGCTGGAACCTCTGATCCTGGACACTGGCGCTCAATCCCGCCAGGCGCACCACAACGTCGTAGTTGGCCGGTCCCGAGGTAGCAACCTGATCGGGGTTGACCCCGTAATGCGCACGCAGCAGGTGCGCCACCTTGGGCATGTAGGTGGACCGGCCATCGAGCTCGATCGCGTAGTCGGCCATCGAATGAGGGTCGCGCAACGTAATCCGGCCAAACCTCTGAGGAGCGTTCCAGCCCGAGGAGTCCACCGAGAAGAACGGGAGCTGCAACGCTTTGGCGTGGGTCAACCCCCAACCGTGGAACCGCACCGCCGGGTGCTTGGCGCGGGCGTACTTGAACACCGCCACCAGCCACCGCATCTGTGCCGCCGCCGATCGCCCGACCATGCCGCCGAGCCCGATGAAGTCCACGCCACGTCCGGCGTAGTAATCCATCAACGCCGGGTCGGACCCGAAATGGATGGTGGGCACACCGGGGACGCCGTGCAGATCGACCATCTCGTGCCAATTACGCCGGGTGGCTTCCGCGTCGCCGATCACGTCCAGCGCCGCGACCCACCGCAGGCGGTGCGCCCACTGCTTGGCCCAAGCGGCTAGCTCCGGCGTGGTGATTACCGCGCCCTGGCTGTGGGCCGAGAAGGCTCCCGAGTCCCCGATCACCCGCAAGCCTACAAAGCGGTCCAGGTTGTAGCCCTTGAAGTAGTGATAGCTGACCAGGATGTTGCGCGGCGTGGTTATCACGGAACCGCCCTGGCGAACGTGGCGACGTAGGGAGAGCCGAGCCGATGGGCGGTGGTGATGATCGGGATGTTCACCGGTTGGCACGCGAGGTACACGCGGGGCTGGCTCCCCCACCGCTCCAGCTCCATGTAGCTGCGGAGCATGGCGACGGTGTAGTCGTTGAGCAGGTCACGCCCACCCGGTCCACGGGTCGCCGTCCGCGACGACACCTGGCCGGGGTTGAGCCCGTAGGACTGGACGAGGGTGGTGTCAGTCGCCGACAATGGATTGCCACGGCTGAGCGACCGGACCCGACCGCCCTGCGACGTGAGGTACAGCAACGGCTGGCGACGGGCGAACGACCAGCTTGAGGAGTCCACCGAGAACCACGGCAACCGCAGCACCGAAGCGCTGGTGATACCGAGACCGTGGAGCCGGGTGCCGTGCTTGGCGGCGACCCGGTGAGCCTCGACCGCCAGCCGCATCAACGGGACGGCGTGGGTGCCGACCGCACCACCGATGGCAACCAGATCGGTCGCTTCACACAACCGCTCCAGCTCGGCGAGTGGGCTGCCCAGGTGCCACGTCGGGACGAGCTCGACGTTGCTGCCGTGGAGCGACTCGCGTTGGTGGACGTAGTTACGCCACGACGCCTCGGGGTCACGGATCACGTCGAGGGCGAGGGCGAACGAGAACTGCCCGGTGCGCTCGGCGAGGAACGCGCTGTAGTTGTCGATGTCGATACGCATACCCGTCGATGCGACGGTGAACGCACCGGAGTCGATCACGATGTCGATGCCGGTCGGCAGCTCCACGTCTCGGAGGTAGGCGTAGCTCATCAACGCCCGTGGACGCTGCGGCCAGGTGCGGATCACAGATTGAACAGGGCGAGCATGGCGGCGGTGTCGTCGTCAAAGCTCCCGCGATGGGCTTCCCACTTGGCAGCGACTTCGGGCTCCAGCACCAACCGGATGCGCGTGTGGGCATCGTCGGGCAGCGGGTCGCCAACCTCGTTCGCCAGGTCGTCCAGCGACGGCGGTCCCGACGCGAGCGCGGCGAGCATGTTGAGGTAGTCGGCGTCGTAGCCGGTGCCCTCCAGGTTCTCCCCCAGCGAGCAGATGAGCTCGTAGAGCTGGTCGGTGTCCACGGCACCGATCTCCGACGAGCGGTTGTCCACCAGCACGATGCGCGCGGCGCGGTCCTCATCGACATCGACCCAGTGGACAAGGATCGAACTCCACCGCTCGTCGTCGGGGTGTCGCTCAGCGAGGTCGCGGAACGCCATCAGCGTGTGGTTCCCGGCCAGCACCTCGTTGGGTCGCCCGGTGGCGGTTCCCAGGTTCGCCACGATGGGCTTGTACTGGCCGTGCGCCTTGAGCGAGCCGACGATGGTCGGGATGTCCCCCCGGCGGGCGTTCTTGTAGTAGGTGGACAGCTCACGGGGCGCGACGGCGGTGGTGGTGTTCACCAGGGTGCGGGTTGCCATGCGCAGACGATAACACCACCTACCGTTTACCCTGCGGATTAGACAACACCGACCACCGTGTGTATTGTGGTCTACATGAGCAACCACACCACCACCGCCGCCGAGCTTGACCGTCAGGACCGCCTCACCATCGAGGCGCGCATCTTGGACCTGCTGGAGATCGTTGAGCGGTTCGACGGCGGCGACACCACCGTCACCCTGTTCACCTACAACGACGCAATGGACGAGCTTGCCGAGCTCGACGCGCTGCCCGAGTACAAGTAACCCAACCACCCGAAAGGGGTCACCATGACCACCACCACCCGCGAGGATGTCCTCGCCACCCACGGCCTCACCGACTGCGTGAAGGCTCAGGTGCCGCCGCTGCGGGCACGCAACCACGGCGAGGCTGTCGCCGCGCTCAAGGCCCGTCGGGCCGCGCTCCTTGAGCACGCCGATCACCTGGCGTTCCTCACGGGGGCGTTCTCCGACGTGCCCGAGGTCGTCGCCATCCTCACCGCCGACATCGCGTCGGTACTCGCGCAGGCTGACCGCTGCGGTGCCCGGTGAAGTCCACCTGCGGCCAGCACCGCACCCTCGGCTACGCCTGGACGTGGTCATCCGGCCGGTCCACCCTGACGTGCCGGGGCTGCGGTGCGCCCGACAGCGTCCACGAGACCCTGCGCGAGGCCGTCGAGCGCGCCGGGCGCGAGATGTACAACAACACCGACCCCGGTAGGGTATGATCGTCATCGTTACCACAACCACGAGAAGGGAACCACCCGATGTACTGCACCGCTTGTAACCAGGAGTGCCGGGCCGAGGAAGTTGACCTCGGCGTCGGCGCATACGAGTACTGGGGCGCGACCGGCGTCCACCGCGACATCCACATCCTGTCGCACTGCTGCGAGGCCGAGCTGTCCGAGGTCCCGTCCAACCTGACCGAGCCGGACCCCAACCTGATCCCCGCCGGGTCGGTGGTCTGATGACCGGCGTCATCATCGGCTGCGTGCTCGTGTCGCTGGCCGGGGTGCTGGGGCTGGCGTTCGCGCCGCCCCGGCCCCGCGCCCAGGAAGCCTGGGCGACCCTCGCCGTGGCTCCGCTGTTCACCATGATCGTGCTCGCCATGATGGTCGGGGCGCGATGAGCGCCGAGGTGCTCGGCCCGGTGCTCGCCGCCGCCGCGCGGCGGCACGGGGCGCGGGCCGACATCAGCGCCATCGCCGCGTGCCAGCCGAGCGTGCTGGCGGCATACGCCAGCAGGCAGCGGGTCAAGGTGCGCAACAGCCGCACCGGCGAGGTCCGTACCGGCATCGTGTCGCGTTCGGACGGCTGGTCCCCGGTGCTGCTGCTGATCCACCGGGTCAACACGATCGGCAGCTCCGACACCCTGAACGGGTGCGATGAGGTCATCGGATGGTGGGATGGGCGCATGTATAGCGACCGGCCGTGCCCAGCAGTGCGGAGCAAGCATGTCTGACTTCGACCGATGGCTGCGCGAGGGCTACGAGGCCGGGTGGATCGGCCCCGCCGTCTGCTCGATCCACGACGGGACGCCCACCAGCGCCGAGGAGGACGAGGAGTTCGACACCGGCGGCGAGCCGTGCGTCCACGTCCTGCGGCTGTACGCCGACGCGGCCGACAAGGCCGGAGTCGAGGCCAACCACTCGCCGTCACGCTGGCGGGCCAGCAACGCGGGGCTGACATGAACGTCGGCAACGCCGGGAAGATGATCGGGCGGCGCATCCACAATCGGCTCCCGTGGTCGCAGTGTCACTGCGGCTGCGGTGCCGGGAGCCGGAGCCGCAAAGAAGAACGCCGGTCGCAGAAGCGGTCGGAGAAGAACACGGTGCGCAAGGAATTGAACAATACCGACACCGTAGGGTAATATCGTCTTTGTTGATCCGGTCGCGTCAAGCGCTCGGGCCGGACGTTGGCGGCATAGATTCCAACGTAGACGTAGGCGTGACCGGATCAACATCCTCAACCACAACGAAAGGCTCCACACCATGACCACACCCACCCGCGTCGATGCGTTCCACCGCCTCGGCACCGCCATCCCCGAGGGCATGACCGTCACCGAGGCCATGACCCACGCCCACATGGACAACTGGAACGTCCGCAAGCAGCCGCTGGTGGCCCAGCTCGGCGAGGTCGCCGTGCCGGTCACGGGCAAGTACGTCGTGCTGCGCGACAACCCGTTCACCGGCAAGGTGCAGCCGCTGGGCGTCGTCGGGCGCAAGTTCACGCCGTTCCAGAACGAGGCCAGCACCGGGCTGCTCGCCAACATCGTGGACGAGTCCGACGCCACGCTGACCACGCTGGGCGTGCTCGGCGATGGCCGCAAGACATTCGTCAGCATGAAGCTGCCGTCGCACATGGAGTTCATCAGCCCGGTCACGGGCCAGCCCGACATCACCGACCTTTACCTGACGGTGTTCAACAGCCACGACGGTTCCGGGGCGATGAGCGTGACGCTGAGCCCGGTGCGGGTGATGTGCGCCAACCAGCAGCGCATGACCGAGCGCCACGCCCGGTCGCGGTTCAGCCTGCGCCACAGCGGCAACGCCAGCGCCAAGCTCGCCGAGGTGCGCTCGATGCTGGGGCTGACGTTCAAGTACCAGGACACCTTCGCCGCCGAGTGCCAGGCGATGATCGACCGGGAGCTGGCGAACGAGGACGTGTACGCCACGCTGAGCGAGGTGTTCGGGGTCAACGCCGCCACCACCGAGGCCCAGAAGTCGCGGCGCACCGAGACCGCCGGGATGGTCTACGAGCTGTACCGCCAGAGCGACACCGTCGCCCCGTTCCGTGGCACGGCGTTCGGGGCGTACAACGCCGTCACCGAGTACGCCGACCACTACATGCGGGTGCGCGTCCGGGGCGGCGATGACGCCCAGGCTCAGGCCCGCGCGGTGCGCTCGCTGGGCTCGGGCCAGGTGGACGCGCTCAAGGGCCGCGCGTTCGACATGCTCGTCCCCGCGTAACCCGACCAGCTCCGACGCCCCGGCCTACACATGGCCGGGGCGTCGTGGCGTTTCTAGGGGTCTAGGTTGCCCTCTCCGGCACGAGACCGGCCGGGCTGGTGGGATTGTGTCAGGGAAGCAGCAGCGCCAGCCCGAAAAACAACACACCGATAGCGGCGACGGCGGTCAGGGCGTAGTCGGCCATCAGGTGACCGTAACGTGGATGTGGTCGTAGTGGGCGGCGACCTGCCACAGCGTGTAGCTGACGCCGAAGTTGCCCGCCTGGGCCAGGATGTCGGCGTGGATGGCGTTGCCCAGGCCGGTGTTGCCGCCCACCATGATGTCGATGGCCCGGCCGCTCGGGTGATCGGGGAGCCGGTCGGCCCGCACGCCGCCGATGGACAGCACGCCGGGGTAGTTGGCGCGGACGTAGCTGGCGAGGTTGGCGGCGTTGGGCACCAGGCCGGACCCGCCGACCAGCGGGACGGCGTGCGCCGGAGCTGTGGCGACCAACGGAGCCGCCGCCAGCAGCGGGGCGGTCAGCAGGGCGGTGCGGAGCAGGGTGCGTCTGTTCATGGGGAGCGAACCTAGCAGCCGAGGCCCATCACGCGCATATCTCGGGACCATCCCACGCTGGTCACGCCGGTGAGTTGAGAACACCGACACATGTGTGTATTGTCATGGGTGTGCGGGAGGTACCCGCCAGAACAGGAGCCCGACATGATCGACACCCTCGCCGCCAAGATCGCCGACGACATGACCGATGCCGAGTACGACATCGCCGACCGCATTGAGCTGTGGTTGGAAGCCCGCCCCGGCAAGCTGCACAACCGCAGCAGCATCGCCAAGGGCGTCAAGGCAGCGCACTCCGATGTCACTCGGGTGCTGCACTGGATGGACCGCAACGTCTACGTCATCGCCGACGGGAACGGCTGCTGGCGCAAGTACGGAGCGCGGCGCACCTGGGCCTAACGGGCCCGCCCGGCGACACCGACGCCCCGACCCCACCAGGGTCGGGGCGTTCGTCGTTCTACGGGCAGCGGTGTTACGGATCGTGATACCGGCGTGATACGAATCAGTCCTCGGGCAGCAGCGCCAGCAGCGACTCGTGCATGGAAATCACCTCGTTGAGCCGGACGATCTCATCCGTCGCCAGCGCCAGGGAGTACAGCCCCACCGCCGTGTGGATCAGCAGGGCGGGACCGGGGTGCTGGCGGGCCTGGGCGACGAAGGTGTCGATGAACCCGTCGAGGTAATCGTCGTCGGTGCCGCCGGTGGCGCGGTGGTGGTGGAGCTGGGTGCGCACCTGCTCGGTCAGCGAGCACACGGCGCGGTGGCTGGTCTCATACATCGGCGGGGCTCCCTTTTGATCGTGCCCGGTAGGCGAGGTTGCGCCGCCGGTGGCACTCGCGGCAGAACGTCCGGTCGCGCCATGTGTAGGCGTTGTACCCGTCCACCGGGGTGCCGCAGCGCGGGCACGGTGGTGCGCCGACGGTGTGGGCGTCGAGCAGCCGGTCGAGCTGGCGGCGCAGCCGGTCGCGCTCGGCGGTGAC